CTGTTACAATATGTATATTGAATGATTGAAAAGGAAGAAAGAAAATGGCTCACGAACTTGAAATCGTAAACGGTGAAGCGCAGATGGCATATGTTGGGGATGTTCCTTGGCATGGTCTGGGCGTTGAAGTTCCTGAAGACACTTCTGCTATGGACATGATGTCTCTCGCTGGTCTCGACTGGCGTGTTGAAGAACTCGAATCTTTCGTCGAGTTCAACGGTGAGAAGATTCCGACTGGTTCAAAAGCGCTCGTGCGTGACATTGACAGTAAGGTGCTAACTCAGGTTGGTGCTAACTGGAACCCAGTGCAGAACTCTGAAGCGTTTGAGTTCTTCAATGAGTTTGTTGAAGCAGGTGATATGAAAATGCACACTGCTGGCTCTCTCAAAGATGGTCAGATTGTCTGGGCGCTCGCCAAGGTCGAAGATGACTTTGAACTCTTCAACGGAGACAAGGTTGAATCGTTCCTGCTGTTCTCTAACCCTCATCAGTATGGTAAGTCGATTGATATTCGCTTCACTCCTATCCGTGTGGTGTGTAACAATACGCTGACATACTCTCTCGGCAAGACTGCTGAGAATGCTGTAAAGTTGAACCACCGTAAAGCGTTTGATGCTGAAAGCGTCAAGGCTACTCTCGGTATCGCTCACAGCAAGATGGATCAGTATCGTGAGATGGCTCAGTATCTTGGTTCGAAGCGTTACAACGCTCCTTCTCTTGATGAGTATCTCACTGAACTGTTCGGTACTAAGACTGGTACGAAGGGTGACCTCACTCGCACGGGTGAGACTGTTCGTGACCTGATGGAGACTCAGCCCGGTGCTGAGTATGCTGAAGGCTCCTGGTGGACTGCTTACAATGCAGTGACCTACTTCACTGATCACGTTGCTGGTCGCTCAAACGATACTCGTATGCAGTCTGCTTGGTTTGGTGCGAACCAGAAGAAGAAGATGAATGCTCTAGAGAAAGCGTTGGAATACGCTGACGCTGAATAATGAAAGCAAATGTCTTTATTCGTTTGAAGACATTTGTCACTCGTGACCCGCATGGCAAAGGAGTTGAAATGGCTCTTAGCCAAGCGGGTATCACTGGTGTAAATGAAATTCGTCAAGGCAAGTTTATCGAAGTTGATGTTGATATTGATGACCCAGCAATCGCTGAACAGCGGGTCAAAGAAATGTGTGAGGGATTGCTTGCTCACTCTGTAATCGAAGACTACGAAATAGAAATGGAAATCTAATGCGTAAAATATTTTTCACTGTTACGTTCGCTCTTGCAGTTTCCGCTTGTGTGACAAACCAAGATAGCGGTACAGTTATTGGTGGCGTTGCTGGAGGGCTTCTCGGTAACACTATCGGCAAGGGTTCTGGTAGAGGCATTGCCACTGTAGGTGGCGCTGTAGTCGGTGCCGTTGTAGGCTCTAAGGTTGGAGAGAATATGGACAAGCCTAAGACTACTAACACCGTTGTCTATCATCATCTGCCTCATCCTCAAGAACACGAATGCAATGACTACATAACCAATCCTGGCGCATATGATGCTTGTCAGCGTGGTATCAAGCATCGTGAGCATTTAGAGCAGAAGCGCCTTGAGCGAGAAGCGTTTCGACGGGGTGCAAAAAAATAATCTTTTTTTGAAAAAAACCCTTGACATTTGCTGTCAGAGTGCTTATATTATAGATATGAACACAGCAAAGAAGGATTCGAAAATGTTCACCCACAATCAATTCGCAACACAGGTAGCAGCAACCCTGAAGGGAAACGAAGATCGTTACGATCAAATCGCTGCTATCAAGAAAGTCATCAGCGAATCAGAGCAAAAGCTCCTCGCTACAGACAGAGAAACGATTGATAGCATTCTAGACATTCTTTACAACATGGGATACAAAGCGTAATGATGAAGTTTAACTACACCTCTCACGACCAAATCGACCTTGGTATGCAGCAGTATATCAAGAGCGTGGCGTGTGTAGATAACATCATCGAGGTGACCCTCGAACAGATAAACGACTATCTCAACAAAATGGATTGGTGGTATGGTGATGAATAAAGCATACAAGGTGTCCGTGATTGCTCTGGTGGCTGCGGTAACCTACGCTCTCGTTGCTGATAGAAGCACTGCTGGTAATCCAGATAAGCAATTTCGTATAGTATATGAAACGACTGACGCATCTGTGATTGACCAAGCACATTGTCTTGCGACTAACATATACTTCGAAGCAAGGCACCAAGAAGACGATGAGAAAGAAGCGATTGCTAACGTGGTTATCAATCGTGCCAAAGATAAATCGTTTCCAGATACAATCTGTGGAGTTGTTTATCAAGCAGTGAGAGATTCGAATGGCGACCCACTTCGCAACAAATGCCAGTTCTCTTGGTACTGCGATGGTAAGTCAGATAGAATTAAAGATGCTGCTGCTTATGAGGAAGACTTTCTTATCGCACTAGTCACAATGATGAATCGTGAAGAAGAAGGACCAGATAATGATAACGCATACGATAACACTAATAATTCTCTTTGGTATCATGCTCATTACGTTCAGCCATATTGGGCAGCAACATACACATTCCAGCAGCGCATTGGTGCCCACCTCTTCTATAGTCGCTAATGTCTGAAGAAACTAACATAATCATTCTTGATAAACTTATCGCATCTCGTCTAAAAAAAGAGAAAGAGTTGAAATACTATCAAGAAGAGTTGATGGAACTCCAGGAGAAGATGAAGATGCTTCAAATGGATATCGATGTGACGAACATCATCATTCGAATGATCAATGATGAAAACGTCGTCGATTTGAAAACATATTTGATTGAGAAGGGATAATAAAAATGGTTTATTCTGCGGCTGAAGAGGTCGCATACAAAGAAGACAAATACCATCGCCTCTATATGGACATTGCATATCGTGTTGCAGAGATGTCTCACGCAAAGCGTCGTAAGGTAGGATGTGTAATCGTCAAAGATGAACGTATCATCTCTATGGGATGGAACGGTATGCCAACTGGAATGCCTAATCTCTGTGAAGACTATGATACTCTTCGTGCTGTATCCACTACGAAAAAAGAGGTCCTACACGCAGAAGCAAATGCTCTGATGAAACTAGCAAAGTATGGTTCATCGTCAAATGGAGCAACTCTATATACTACGACTTCGCCTTGTTTTGATTGTGCGAAGCTGATTTATCAAAGTGGTATTAAAAAATTAGTGTATTCTGAATTCTATACAGATCAAGAACCACTCACTTTTCTATATACTACACCCGGTTTTAATATCATATATTTGGAGAAATAAATGGGAAAAGGCAAGAAGAGTTCTGGAGTTCATTATACGTCTAAGGGTTTAGTGGGTGTGAATAAAAGCATTACAAAGGCTGTTAGGCGTGAACGTAGTGAGCTTGATAAGATGATGCAGGCGCTCAAGTCTTGGAAGCGAGGCTCTCCTACTCCACGATCTATTCAGAAGTCATTTGGTGTCACAGCTACAACTGCTCACAGAGATTGGGTTAAGCGTGGCTGGGCAATGAAAGATAAGGCGCCGGTTGATGCTGGGTAAGTATATATTACAATGCGATGTTGATGATACGATCCGTGATCAGTTTGTAAAAACTGTGAAAGCATACAAGCGTCAATATGTAATCGTGTATAATAGAATTCCAGACGGAAGTCACATCATAACTTTTAATGATGTTGTCTTCGAAGAATTTATAGAATTTTTAGACCATGTGGAAGGAACAAGTGGAGGATATGATGGAGTATTTGGATATTCTAGAGAAGCTACACTCTAGTCGTTGTTGGGTTACCTTTAAGAAGGTGAACGGAGATATGCGAACGATGTGGTGTACTCTTCAAAAAGAGTATTTGCCAGAGCAACAGGACATTGAAGAGGTTCTAGTTAAGCCAGAAGATGAACCCAAAGCAATTGCTGTATGGGATTTAGAGAAAGAGGCTTGGCGGTCTTTTCGTATTGAGTCTATGGTTAGATTTGAGATTAACAGTTATTTACATCAGAGTGATTTCCATTGGTCGAAATCGTAGCAGGCGAACTCATTCGTAATGAGTTGACACAGAATGCGATGGGTGGAACTGAGATGATGGCAATTGGAATGCAACAACGCATTCCTCAAGAGTTGCTAAAGAACTTTCAGATTATCCACTCTCGCACTCGTGAATTACGAGATGATTTGAAAAAGATTCTTGTATGTCATGATCTAGCAGGAGACCCTGAAGTCGCCCACTTGAAAGATGGCGGCTATAAGAAGTATGATAAGCTGGTGTTCGTCTCTCAGTGGCAGTTTCAACAGTATCATGATTTTCTGGGTGTGCCATACAGTCACTCTCATATTCTCAAGAATGCTATTGAACCTATTGTTGAGCATAAGAAGCCGAATGATGGTAAGATTCGTATCATCTATCATACGACGCCTCATCGTGGGCTGGGTCTACTGTATCCTATCTTTGACGCTCTATCTAAACAGCATGATAACATTGAACTTGATGTGTATAGTTCGTTCAAGATTTATGGCTGGGAGCAAAGAGATGAGCCATACAAGGCTCTATTCGACCAACTGAAGCAACATCCGAAGATTCGCTATCATGGGTCAGTGTCTAATAAAGAGGTTAGAAAGGCGCTACAAAGCGCTCACATCTTCGCCTATCCGTCTATCTGGCAAGAGACTTCATGCATTGCGTTGATTGAAGCCATGTCTGCTGGGTGTCTCTGTGTCCATCCAAACTATGCTGCTCTTCCTGAGACTGCTGCTAATATGACTACTATGTATCAGTGGGATGAGGATGTGCAGGTTCACGCTAACAGAGCGCATAGGTATTTGGAGAGTGTTATAGAGCATATCAAAACATACGGTGTGTTAGATATGAATCTACAAATACACAATACAAACAACACTTTCAATTGGCTTCGCCGTCAAAAAGAATGGGCACAATTTTTATCATCTTTTTAGAAAAAAAGGGTTGACGTTTGGTGTCAAAATGCTTATACTAATTATAGTGAACAATAAAGGATAAACAAGTGATTCTCGTTGATATGAATCAGGTTATGATTAGTAACGTCATGGTTCAAATTGGCAACCATCATAATGTCGAGTTTGAGGAAAGTCTCATTCGACATATGGTTCTCAATTCAATTCGCTCATATCGTCAGAAATTTGTCAAAGATTATGGAGAACTCGTTCTCTGTTTCGATGATAAGAACTACTGGCGGCGAGACATATTCCCATATTACAAAGCAAATCGCAAGAAGTCTCGTGAGACCTCTGAACTTAACTGGAACGAGCTGTTTCGTATCCTAAATCTTGTGCGGGATGAACTCAAAGAAGTTTTCCCATACAAAACAGTTCAGGTTGACCGTGCTGAAGCAGACGATGCAATCGGTACAATCTGTCATAAGTTTGGTGTTGAACTGAACGCTGGCTCAACAGAAAAGATTTTGATTCTTTCTGCTGATAAAGACTTTATTCAACTGCATAAGTATGCTAATGTAACACAATATGATCCTATTCGTAAGCGATGGATTCGCCATGCTAATCCCAATCAGTACATTATGGAACACATTATGAAGGGTGATGCAGGTGATGGTGTGCCTAACATGCTATCAGCAGATGATTGCTTTGTTATGGGGTCTAGACAAAAGCCAATGACTCGAAAGCGTATTGAGCAGTTCATGGATGAAATTAAAAACGACTGCTTTCAGAATGAGTATGCTCTTCGAGGGTATCAGCGCAACAAAGCAATGATTGACTTGTCTATGGTGCCTGAGTATATTCAAGAAGAAGTGATGACTAAATACAATGAGGAGAGCGGAGATCGCTCTAAACTCTTTAACTACTTCATTGAAAAACGATTAAAGAATTTGATTGAAAACATAGGTGAATTTTAAATGCAACTATCTATCTCTGAAATCTTAGACAAAGTATCTAAGATGAAAACAAAATCTGAGAAAGTGAAATGGCTCAAGCAGAATGAAGCAAAGCCATTGAAGACAGTACTCAAAGCAATGTACTGTCCTTCTCTCAAATGCCTCTTACCTGAAGGCGCTCCTCCATACACACCATCAGAAGCAGTAGACGATCATGGTATGCTGTATAGGAATTCAAAGCGTATACCATATTTCTATGAAGGCACTGGCACAAATGTCAAGCCAATGAAGAGAGAACAGTTGTTTATTCAACTGCTTGAGACTGTCAATAAGGATGATGCACTCCTTCTTCTTGATATGAAAGATGGTAAGCATGTTAAGGGATTGACTGCAAAGACTATCAACGAAGCATTTACGAATCTAATCATAGAGGGCAAGTAGACTAAAAATGGGCAAAACTTATCGTCGAGAGAAAAACGTTTGGGACGACGACCCAAATCGATTTGAGCGTAGAGTAAAGAAAAGCAGAGGCGCTCAAAAAGCAAAAGAACACGCCTAT